TGTTTAGAAGAAAACGGTGTATGTAATTTGGGCAGTTTAATACTGCCTAGTTTTATAGATTCCGCCGGAAGAGTAAAGTGGAGTAAGATGGAGGAAGTAATACATGGATCTATTCGGTTTCTTGATAACTGTATTGATATTAATAAGTATAGTCTCTGGAGTATACAGCAAACTGCCCAGAGAGGGAGGCGTATTGGTTTGGGCATCATGGGTCTTTCAGATGCTCTTTTTAAGTGTGGTATTAGGTATGGGAGTAGAGAGGCTATTGACTTTATTGAAAGATTATTCAAGTTTATAAGAAACATTAGTTACGAAGCTAGTGTTAAACTCGCTGTGGATAAGGGGACTTTCCCAGCGTATGATGCATTCAATTATTGTAAGTCTAAATTTATAAGAACTCTTCCTCCGAGTCTTAGGGGGGATATACGTAAGCATGGTATCCGCAACGTTACCGTTAATGCGGTTGCTCCTACTGGTACTATTAGTTTGGTGGCGGGTACTACATCCTCTATCGAACCATTAGCATATAAAGCCTATAGAAGGGAGGACCAAATTGGAATACGAAACTATATCCATCCTATATATAGGGATTTTCTGGCTGCTGACTTCGCTGATCCTGATTGGTTTGTGGATAGCACCGGAATTACCCCCGAAGAACATGTTGAAACACAAGTCGCTATTCAGAAGTTTGTGGACGGCGCAGTGTCTAAAACAATTCTTGTACCTAATGATTATAATAACGATGAACTCAGTTCCCTATTGTTGGAATCTATATTTGATCTTAAGGGAATAACAATCTATCGGGAGGGAACTCGAGAAGGACAACCATTAACCCCTTTAACAGAGGAAGAAGCGAGAGAATGTTTAAATGATAGTACAGATTGTGCAGATTTAGAAACAGTAAACTGCGCGAGAGGAATATGTGAATTATGAATGAGATGATTAAATTGTCTGATGCACTATTTATTGGTGGTGCTTTTTATCTTATATGCTTATTCTTCATGTTTAAGATTATGAAAGCGTATTATAAAAAATACATAAACATAATTGTAGATGTTGCATGTGAAAAGAGGTGTGAACATTGTGGTAGAGAAAATCAAAAACAAGTCGAATGAGTGGTTTGAAAAGACGTACCGATGGTGTCACAGGTGGGATTACTGGTCAGCGTGTCTTGCCTGTGAAAAGAACTGCCCACTCTACAAAAAATGTATGGAGGAAATTAATAAAGAAAAACAACGAAAGGTGGACTAATGATTTATGGCAGGAACAATATCAGAACGAATGGCATTGGATTATGCACGAAGACAACTAAAGGAGGACGAAGGATATAGTACGGCCCTATATAAAGATTCCCTCGGGAATTTGACGGGGGGATTTGGGCATTGTTTTATTGAAGGTTCAACGCTCCCCGATTATGTATGGGATATTATATTTAATCATGACTTCAGGATAGCACTCCTACATGCGTCACAATTACTGGAAGAATATAATGTTCCCAAGATGAATAATCCTAGAGAAATTGTTCTGTACAATATGTCTTATAATCTCGGCTACAATAAACTGAAAAAATTTCGTGAAATGTTTAAAGCACTACAACGGAAAGATTATGAAGATGCGGCGGATTGTATGTTGGATAGTTTATGGGCGAAACAAGTAAAGAGCAGAGCGGATAGATTAGCAAAAATGATGAGGACGGGGAGATACATTTGAAACTACTCAAACTAATTCTACTATTCATAGCATGGTTCATAAGAATACCATGCAAAATATTAACCACTCTCTTTATGTGGTTAGGAAGTTGGTGTGCAACATTACATGGCATATGTTTTGTATGGGAATTGTGGTGCCAAAATTATTCCATAGTCTTAAGTGATTCGATGATTAAGGGCATTGCGACACATAAAGTTACACATAAACGATATACATTTACACTATTAGAAGGAGTCCTACATGAATCAAAAGAGGGCTAGACAATTACGTAGAGCAGCGTACCACATAGCACAGCAGACCGATTGGAAAACTAATGATTTATTAGTGAATAATGATACAGGCATGATAATATGGCGTGGCCCAATACGATTTTATAGATGGTTGAAAAAACAACATAAGGAATCATGGCGAAAATCATACCGTTCCCCAAACTCATTGAAACAGAATGGTATAGAGAAAAGAAAATGGTAAAGATTAGTTATCATGCCGATACTAACTTAGTGGTATATGCTCCACATAAACGATTATTATACATACCATTCAATGAAGTTGCTTCTATGTTTTTAATGAATGGTTGGAGACAAAAAGAATGAAATGTACATGCGCAACAAACCCCGACCTACGGGCTACTGGGTACGGTGAGCCTCATCCTATTCTGTACTGTCCCGTATGTCGTACTGGTTATTGGTTAATTGAGAAAGGAATAACAAATGCCTGGACAGGAAAGGTGGAACAATATAGTGCAGAGTATAAAACGTATCCTAAGAATGGGCAGAGCCCAGAAATATGGTACAAAGACCACTCATACTGGTGGCAGAGGGGGTGAAATGAGTGGGGAAATATGTGACCCAAATGGAATTGGACAGCATGAGCCAGGAGCTAAACTTGACTCCGGGAAACCTGATGCTAGTTTACTCGGACTCTTCGGGCTGGCTTTACTCGAAGTTGCTAAAGTTGGAACAATCGGAGCGGCAAAATATACTCGTGGTGGATGGAGAGAAGTACCTGATGGTTTCAATAGATATACAGCAGCTATGCTCCGACACTATCTCGCCGAAGATAGAGAAGAAATAGATGATGATGATACCAAGATGTATCATTGTGCTCAAGTAGCATGGAACGCACTTGCGAGACTAGAATATTTTATGGAAAGGAAATATAATTATGAAAAAGATGATAGTATTATTTATGTTCATTCTCTTCGTGATGACGACTGTAGTATATGCGGAGCATCCGGCTGTACGGCAGGACGATGCCGAGAAGATAGCGCAGCAAAAGAAAGCGGATCAAAAAGCTAAACTCGAACATCAACAGAAATTACTAAAACAGATTGAACGAGCTCGAACGGATTGGAAAGCTTTGCAATATGATCTACTCGTGCTTAAGAAGAAAGTGAATGATCTAACCAAAGAACTACAATCTACATTAACTGAGGACGAATAAATGATACGTTATAAATCCGGATATAATTATCAATTAGTCGGTGATTATTTCCATAGGCTATCATTCTCGATTGGTAAAAGTATTTACACACACTATATTAATGTAGCGTCTGATGGTAAACTACTCATTAAAATGGGATATGCGTGGGATGGCCCGAGTGGTCCTGCGATTGATACACGGAATTTTATGAGGGGATCATTAGTACATGATGCACTCTACCAATTAATTAGAGATCAGCATCTTGAACATGATATCTTTAGAGCGAGAGCCGATATGGAATTACGTAAGATTTGTTTAGAGGACGGAATGAGTAAACTGAGAGCTTGGTGGGTATACCAAGGAGTGCGATACTTCGGGGGTCCTGCTTCCAGAACCCACAAAAAACTTAATACTGCACCATAAAATAAAAAAGGAGGGGCTTAATTGCCCCTCCATTACCTTACCATTCTCTGGTCTTCCTATGTTTCTCATCTTTCCATGAATCTCTGGTATGAACTCGTTTGCCCCTTTTTAGATTCTTAATGGCTTGGGAAGAACTTATCGGCTTACCGCGCTCATTAAAGAATTCATTTGGAACTTTCTCTGCCTTCGGGGGCGTATACGATTTTTTCTTATAAATCCTTTTTACATTGGCCATTATTGTTATTTACCTTTTTTGCCTTTATGTTTAAAATATTCTACTTGACGTAAACGTTTCTTACATCCCTTCATGGTTTTAGATTTACCCAAATTCTTTCCAGTACGTGATACTACTTTGCATCCTCCCTTAGTCTTCTTAATCATACTTACCTCTTTTTAGCTTCATTAAATACAGACTGATAGTCTATTCCTAACTTATCCTTCATCTCTTTCAACCCAGACAGAACTACCTTCCTCCAAGTTTTTGGAGCTTGTTTTTTTAAGTTTCTTAATAGTAATGCTTGTTGAGCATCCCACTGATCATAGAACTCTGTGGCAGTAGGTCTTCGTTTATTCTTCTTTAGAAACTTTGTCATCCACTTCTGCATAGCCCTACCTTGGCGTTCAATAGGATTACTCCAATAGTGTTCTGAACCAGAATACGACCAGGGAGTTTGCTGTTTCTTCATGGCCTCACTAACATCCATGATTGATCGAGATGTTAGGAATCTTTTCTGTTCTTTAGGGGTGAGTTTATCCCACCTATATAAATTACCCGGCTTAGCCCATTTATATTGTAGATAATGTGCCACTTCATGAGTAGCAGCGTTTGTACCTTGGTTAATTCCAGGATTAAACGATATATAGTTCTCGTATGGATTATATGATGCTAGTGGGGCATTGGCACTACTTTTTAGAGAAACGTCCCCCAAATCCTCATATATTTCTGGAGGAATATTACGCAACTCTTTAATATGTTTTCTGTATGTAGTTCTAAATTGCTCTCTAGCATGTAATCTAGCTAGTGGGGCGGGAGTGTGCTCTACACTATATTTTTTCCATCCTGGTTGATAGTACTTCTTATGAAAATTTAATAGTTGTTTTCTAGCAATTTCCGTCCAGTCTTTAGTTTTACTTATCGTTCTGAAGTCGGTAGCTAATCCTTCCAGTGCATCTCGTAATCCTATGTTTGCTACGCCACCGCCTCCACCAGGAGCCATAGTACCGGCGGAGGCTAATGTAAATGCAGCTTGTACAGCCCGTGGATCATTATAGGCTATCTCTCCTCGTCGTATTCCTCCCAGTGTTTTATCCAATTCTTTCAATGGAGTTACGGGATTATACTCTGAGAATAGTTGTTTTAATCCTCGAGCAAATTTCATCTTCTCATCAAATGATGGTTGTGGTTTGCCAGTTATAGTTGAAATTGGCATCAGTCATATTCTCCAATATTAATATGATACGATGGGTCCGGAATATTTGGATGGGCCTCTTGGATTTCTTCTATCCGCAATTCATTTAGCTGTGATCTATGGTCGGCTTCTTCTACCATATCAATAGTAAAGCCTATAACAGCAGTTAATATAATTACCAAAGCCCCAGTTATCCAGATATACTGTCTCCACCCAACCTTACTATCCGTCTTATCTTCGTAATATCTTTGGAAGTCATTCTTGAATTTATGGAAACATGAACTAAATTCACATATTGATGTGTTTAGTCTTTTCTGTTCTTCTTTCAATCCGTTTAATTCCCCCCTCAGTTCACCTAATTCATATTCTACCGACATTTAATCCTCCTCTAATATCTTATGAACACGTTTCTGGTAATTTCGTATCCATTCTCGAGGGGGAACTCCGTGTTTTTTGGCTTCTCGTTGCATTTCATACCTCAAGGTACGCCCTAACCTTTTAATGGCACGGGCCTTTCTCAAGTCTGACGGTTTACGAACATATGCAAATGCAAACTGCGGGATGATAAAACCAAAGAACTCCCCGAACATTTTAGTTAATTTCTTTCTAGCTTCTATCTGTGTGGGAGAGGCATCTAAATCCGAGAGATGCATTCTAAACATTCCAACAATATTACTTGCACCATAAGAAATCATCTTCGGAATAATATTTCCCCAATCATCGAATGTTCCATAAATAGGTTCTCCGTTAGCTCCTCTATTGGATACTAATTCTAGGAAGATCCTCCATACAGGATGGAGTGTCCATTTAAATCTATCTGCCCATGCCTCCAGTGGGTTAGTACTTGCTGGATTAAATGGTGCCATTAGTTTAAACCATAGACGATGTGGCACATTAGCAGGGGTAGCAATAGTTAGAGCCAACTCACCCATATTACCGTTCTCATCCATGATTTTCTTTATGTAACGTCGATTAAACTCATCCGTATCAAATCCCATAGAATGCATAATCATTTCTTGAGCCATCATATATGCACCAGTTGTCATAGCACCATAAGCTAATCGGCGCATAGACTTGGTAGTACCAGACTTCTTCAATCCGCCCCAAGTTTTCATGAAATTACCAAACATTTGTTTATATAATTTCAACATGGAAATTTGGAATGTCGGAGTGAAGAATAAACTATTCAATTTTTTTCTGGTGACGGCTGGAACACTGGCATAGTCACCATGAAACTTAGCCGCTGTTTGAGCGGCAGATAGAGAATCATGCCCCTCTTTTCTTAGATAGTTGTAGCTCATCATTCTCACAACACTATCTAATTGCCAAGCTAATTGCCACGATGCTTCATACGCCGCAGATAAAACGGGCAATCTCCATTTACCATCCCTTTTAGGAAATAAAATCCGGGCACCCCATTCCATCATAAATTCAGGAACACCACTACGATTTACTTTCCTTCTATACCTACGGGCATTATTCATATATTGATCGAATGTTATACCAAATGGTTTACTCGATAATCCATTAGCAGTAGCTTCAAGATAAGCATCACTATTAGTAAATACATCATGTAATGCCCTACCAAATCCTCCTGGGATTCTCCAAACCTTAGCCGGACCTAACATTATATGCTGGATAAAGTCATACGCAGGAAGAAAGAATGGATTATAGAATTGGGCCATTTTAGCAACACTCATGGCCTTACTCCATTTACTACGAGAGATAACAACTTCCATTGCATCTCCAAGAGCGTTCAGTACTGAATCGTGAATCCATACCACACCAGGAGCTTTGTTATAGTATCCTAATCCGGCAAACTTCTTGGGAACTACTCTCCATTTACCATATTTATCCTGCTTAGGTCTTGTGACTTGCACCTTCATTTTACCATCTTGAATAGCAGCATCACGAATATCAGCAATAGCCATATCATTGGCTTTGTTTCTCATATAATTTCCTAGAAGAGTAAACACGTTCAAATCTTCTTTAGAAATTATACCCTTATCTATTATATCATGTATCCGCAATGTTCTACGCTTACGAGCTGCTAAGTTCTGTAGGTCTCGTACTTTCTTCGCCATCTGTTTTTTGAATGGTGAATCCGGTCTTTCTATCTCTCTACGAATAACTGCCAAGGGAATATGTACAAATTCCAATTTGTTCAATGTCCCCATTTTATTCATAAGACCGCGCCAAGTATCGTAATCTGTGGTATCCATATACTGTTCCATCATTGCGGTCATCTTATGGAGTTTAAAAGATATATCCATACCACGATCATTATACTCTTTTTCAGATGCATCGAAGTATTGCCTAATCCATTTAGCAATAGGCTTATGCTCATTCGGTAGAGTTTCCATCAATGAAGGATCTTCTGCTGCTAATAGTGCATCAGTTAATTCAGTATTTGTTATATCCTTGTTAATGCCCTTTACAAGCTTTGCAAGTTGTGCTAACTTCTTAGATTCTGCTTTCTCTACAGAATCCATCTTGCCAAACATATTCTTTAATCTTAATCCTATATGCGGAGAATCAATACGTTCCCACTTATCCTCAACATCAAATATATCTGCCATCTTATTACGTAATTTATCGTAATTTCCAATTACCTTTTGAGATAGTTCATTTAATATTGGAGCACTCCCCTTCTCATTACCAAAGATACTCATCTTACTAACGGGGATTTCCTTGTTAATTTTAGCTGCCTCTTTATCGAGAGGATCAGTTAATTTCTCAGAGGTAACTACTTTAGGTTCAGTTGCTTCCTTCTTAGCCTTTTCTTCGGCTACGAGTTCAGATTGTTTCTTTACCTGATCAAAGATGCTGCCCTGATTTGGAACGTTCCCCCCAGAAAAATTTATACTGTCTTTAATTGGAGTCTCAGGGGAATAAGGAGTTACCTTAGATATATCTACATCTTTCTCTAATTCCTTCATCCATTGTTTCATATCGACAATAGCATAGTTCCCAGTAGATGTAGGATGCGGAACAACTTGATACGTGTCTTTTTCTTTGAGAGCATTGTTGATCTTTGCAGCTCTCATCATAGCTCCACGGATACCATGAAACGCATGGGTGCCGCCCTTCTTCTCGATTACGTGCCCACTCTTCTTGAGCCTCTCAAATGCAGGGGCCTCTATAGATCTCTCGTTAATAACCGACGAGGCCTTCTTAGGCGCAGCATATTTTCGGGTTTTCTTAGCAGGCTTTGCTTTTCTCTCTAGTTTCTCCGAAGGGGTCTTGATTACTCTCTTAGGTTTCGGCCTTTTAGTTTTAGCTATGCGGCCTGTCTTAGGATTTACTTTGGTAATAGGTCCTGGCTGTTTAGGAACATCAGGACTCGTATCCCGTACCATTTGTTCAGGAGTAATATGTCGAACAGGACCAGGAGCTGTTACATCTTCTTCTGGTTCTGGGGTTCGGATTATGGTTGAAGCCCTTGCCTGTGCTGTATCACCAGTTTCATTAGTAACGGGGTTAGGAGGAACTTCTCCTAATGTTCTTTCATTCAGCGGAAGAGTTTCCTTAAACGTACCCTGATTGAGTTCTTTAATAACCTGACTACGAGGTTTATCGAAGGCTTCCTTCTTATAATTCTTTAATTGATTCCCAATAGAATTAATGACACTGCCGACATACGGCTTATCATTTCCAGCCACAAACTCTGCTACTCTCTCAGGCGGAGTATGTAAAATTACATTCCACAGAGATTCTTGTGCAGCAGATTGTAGATCAGAAATATCTAAATGTTTGCCGATATCAAGATTACCTTGTTTTTGAGCTGCTCTTTTAGCTGCTGGCTGTAATAGTTCAGCAGCCTGTAAATCCGCCTCAGTGGGCTCTCGTGCATTCTTTACTTGCTCTGCCCATTTATCTCTGGCCTTTTGTAGATTCTCAGCTTCCTTCGCAAACTTTTCCCTATTTTTGAGATCGGCATCCATCTCTTGTCGAGCTATACGTTCCGCTTCTCCGATACCGAAGTGAGCAACGACAGGAGCAGATGGTATAAACTTATCATCAATAACAAAACCAGTAGTGGCATCAGTAGTATCTTTCTGATCCGCTTTCGCGGTTTCTTTAGCCGCTTCAAATGCGGCGGGTAATTCATCTCTCGCAACATCTGCTTTACTTATACTCCAAGGTTTAGATAATTTAGGACCATTGACTACCGTACCATCTTTGAGTAATATAGCTGGTTGAGTAAGATCTTTTTGGTGAACTCCCTTTAAATCATCTTTAGTTCTCATTTCCAGTAAGGTATTGCCTTTAGTATTACCTCCGCTGGTATCGACAACTCTCTTAGCTTTGGGAGCTTTGGGCTCTGTCTTACCAGTCTCAGCATCCTTGCCGGGAAAGATAGACAATTCACTTGTGGGCTTCTCCGGAATTTTGCCCTCGTTTAATTGTTTCTGAACATCCTTCAATCTATCATCAATAGCTGCCCGATTGGGCGGCTCTTCATATGGAGTTTCTTTGACACCAGTTTGGATCTTATCCGGAGTTATATCCTCTGGGCCTGGACGTTGTGTTGTCTCCGCCTCATTCTGTTCCTTAATTTCCTGCTCATTCATGGCAGTGAATAATTCATCTGCTGTCTTCGGAACTTTAGGTTCTTTTTCAGGAGTTGGTTTCTTTTCCTTCTTTTTCTTTTTTGATTCCTTTTTCTTCTCTTCTAATTTACGATCTTCGTGTTCCTTAGCAGCCTTCTCCATGATGCTTTGCTTTACATCAGGGTCCTTTATTGCGTCTTCGACTGGAACAGATGTAGAATCCCCAACATCTTCCGCAACTTTTCTACCAGCCTTGGTATCCGTTAGGAAATTGAATGACGTTCCGGGTATAGCTGTAATCCCAGAACCAATAGCGGCCATAGCGAAACTTTCAAATACGCCACTCTTCAAATTCTGTATGAATTCCTTTTTATTCTTAGCAGACGCATGTGTATCTTCCAAGACATCACTTGCTACAGCACCTACTTCAGTGAACAAGTTCTGTAGGAATTGCTGACTTGCTTCAACACCACCTTCACCAACAGCTAAACCAGTAACAGCACCAGCAGCTCGTCCACCCCTCGTACCAAATTCTTTAATGACTTTATCGAGAGCCGATTTAAAGATCCCGTTAGCTAATTTATTACCGCCCGGTATCAGATATTTCAACATCTTTAATTGCACATTCTCAAGAGCCATAGCTCCAAGACCGTACGCATGAGCAGCTACCTTTGCTATTCCGGGAGAAATGCCCCTATCTTTCATATCGAGATATGCAGCACCAGCTTCTGCCTTTCGTACATAATTCAAGGCACCAACTGTCATACCAACTTCAAACCCAGTAGCTGCACCTACAGCAGCCCCAGGACCAGTAGCAGCACCTGCTACAGCTCCAGCACTAGCTGCAAATAGACCAGATCTAAATCCATGTTTTACAGATTCCGCCATGAATGGGAATAGAGTGCCTAGACTCTTTGGTACCATAGGATCATCTAATGCCAACTGGGATTCTGCATCAATCTTATATTTGAGCCTCGTTGATTCTTCCAAATCTTTAGGAGTTGCGGTACCTTCTAATTCCTTATAGCCCAGTATAGATCGTTTAGTTTGCTTATCCGCAATATCATACGCTCTATTATAAGCTTCTGGATAGTTCTTCAGTTCATTCCAGATACTTGTCATAGGATGTTCGGGTAAAGATGCTTTGATCCCACTAGCTATATTATTTTTAGTAGAGGGCCTTGTCTGTGTAACAGATGGGGTACCCTCCGCCATTCCATAATCGATCAATGCTTGCTGCTGTGCTGGCGTTAGTTTTTCATTCTGATCGCCAGACCCACCAAGTCCGTCAGTACCATATTTTTTATCAAATTGACTTCCGAATCCCATTAGTACTCCTTACTCATTTATGAACTCAGCTTCCGCTTCCTGTTTCGCTCCTATCATCTTGCGGTATAGAGCCGAAGGTTGACCATACATCTTTCGCCATTCACGCTCTAAATTAGCGAGACCTTTATCAGTCTTCTCTTTATTGCCAGCATTAGCAATAACAATTTGTCGAGCCCTTTCATCATAATCTGCTATAGCCTGACCACTATTAGCATAGTTCTTAGCTTCCATAATTTGATCAGTCTCAGAGATATCTGTTCCTTCCAACTCATCAAATTGTCTAGCAGCAATGCTAAAGTTATAAGCATCCAATGGACCCTTTAATACATAACCATAATCATCATAAAATTCTTTTCGTAATCTGTCATATCGAGCGGCCCATTTAGTTCCTTTGTTCTTATTCTTTGACGCAATTTGTTCATTCTGGGCCGAGAATGCTTTGTCCCATACCCATGTGTGCTTAGGATCTAAACTGGGATCAGCATCATACGGAGTGTATCCTCTACCAAGTTTTTTATTAACAGGAATTTGTTTGGCATTAACAATGTCCCCAGCATCATTGAGTTGGAATGCTGTAAACATTTGACCTTTACCATCTCCTTCTTTCTTTTTGAGGTTAGCATTAAGATATGCCAATTGAGTACGGAGCATATTATCTTCATACGCCTTAATACGTCCAGATATTTGACCCATAGCCCCACTAATAATATTCATTGTTTGTGGATTGGCTCCTCGTGTACTCGCAACGATGGCAAAGTTTTTCATATTTTCATAGTCATCCCTCAAAGTTTGAAGTATATTCTTGGGCTCCATATTCTTCTGCTGATCAGTTCTCATACCGAGTAGTTTGTTTTTCTGTGCTGCAATCTCCGCACGTTTGGCTTGGAATTGAACAGCGCCCTTCGGAATATGTGATAACTGACGATCCAACTCAGTAATTTGCCCATTAATATTGTCAATATTTGATTGGGCCTGATATATAGGATCATTATATTTCGTAGCTACTGCGAATAAACCCGGAAGCACTCGATCAAATTGGAATTTATTTAGTTTGATGGGTTGCCCGTCTCCACCCCTAAATATTCCATCTGCCCCCAATGAAACACCGGGACCCATCGCACTGGATAATTCCTTAGCTACCGCACCATTATTCTTTTCAAAGATAATTTTACGAGTAGATACCGAATCATCCAAGAAATCAAAAGCATTAATGGCTCTTGGAGTCATCATCTCGTTTGCTTGTGCTACTTGAGCTGCTTTGATTTTTCTATTTTGTGCATCGTTTGCAAGTTGATTACGTAACTGTAATTCCTGCAATCCAAATGCAGATTGTTGAGCACGATTCCGAGCATTCCACTGCTGACTATCTCGCATCGTTAAATTTAGCTCACGAAGAGCATCTCTTAATGGAGCGTATGTCATTATACTAGTCCTTCTAAAGATAGCGGTCTTTTAAGTCCGTATTGGACCTCCGGGCCTCCTCCGCTTTCTAATTCTGATTTTATCATATTTAATACTTGTGGATTCTCCAATATAGTCGGATCTTGTTGGGCCATTGATAATAGTGTCTGTGCATAACTTTCTTGAACAGGTCGAACGGCCTCATACTGCTGTGTAAAATACTCAGGAGTAGTTGATCCTTCTTGGAGTCCTAGAGCTCCGCTCTGAGCAGAACTTAAACTAGGAGCAACTCCACCAATAGCTTCTGGCGAAGCAAGCGGCGTAAACATATCATTAGTGAATCCTGTTGGAGAGGCCGGGGGAGCTTCTCCACCACCACCAATTAATTCCAATGCTCGAGATAGTAAATTCTTTTTATCTATAGAATTTATAGGAGAACCAGATTCGGGCAATGCCAAATTCGATGGCTCTATCCCGAGAGCTGCGCCAGAATCAGTTATAGATCCAAGTGCGCTCAATGTTTCTGTATTACCAGTTCCGTATAAATCTTTTATGTATTGTGACTGATTAGAGGGATCATTGATATCTGATATTCTATCAAATTCAGTTGATGTATCGTACCCATAATCAGTAGCAGGGCTTCTACCAAATATATCAGCAGCGCCGCCTGCTGCGGGGACTGCTTCAGTTAAAAGTTGCTGTAGAACTGCATCTTGTTCTGCTGCTGGTAGATTTTGAACCATCTGCATCACCTGATTAGGGCTCATTCCAGTCTTACTTGCTGTCTCACCTACTAATTGTTCCATTTCAGATGGACTCAAATTGCCAGACTGAGCTCCTCCACCAAGTCCAGACGATACTCCACCAACTAGACCTCCAGTTACGGCTCCGCCCACAGCACCAGTTCCTAATGTTTTTAATGCTCCGCCGACATCTCCTTGCACACCTTGGAAGTATGCACTGGGCGCAGCACCACCTAAACCAGCAGCACCGCCAGTAATTGCGCCTCCGACAGCTCCTCCTGCGGTACCACCAACAGCACCTGAAGCACCGGCAGCCAATGGAGCTGCTAAACCAGAGGCTATGCCTCCTCCAATTAAACTCATACCGGCAATAGTTGCCAAAGGTATTAGTCTCTCTGCATTATACCACTTAGATTCATCCGGTTTATGAAATAAACTTTTTGCAAATGTTTCTGGTGAATACGAACCTGTATTTGATCTAGGATCTAGTGCCGTTTTACCACTATAAATATTTTGAAGCATTTGCTGGTTATTTATATCGGGGGCATTATTTAAATATACCGGAGTACGAGCTAAGTTCTGTAGAAATATGCCCTGATCATTTGTAAATCCGGGAATATTATAACGTTCTTGTTGTTGTGCCCCTATCCGGCCCATCGAGGCTGGTCCCTGATTAAATTGATTATAATCAGTATATAATCCGCTTTCTTGTAAAGGATTAATATTATTTAATTGAGCTGCCTGTTGAGGTGTATAGCCCATATTCTGTGCTACTGTTGCAGAATCGTAAAACCAGTTTCCATTCGCATCTTGTCTAACTGGTAAACCTGCATGAGTATAAGTATCCCCTACCTTTTGAAAGGCGGTATTAGGATCAATATTTTTTTGATACGCATTAAATGTATTTATTCTATTTTGAATAGGATTATTGGCCTGTTGCATTTTCCAACGACCAACCAACTCTTCCTCACTCATATAATCAAGTGGAGTTCCTCGGGCCTGAGCTTGTAGTTTCTGTCTCAATGAGGGCGTATTGTAAGACCACGTATCATTGTTTCCACTCATATCGTGCAAGAAGCCCATAGCACCTTCTTGCTGTGCTGCCCAGGCTCTAAACTCTGGATCTGCGTATATATCTTGGTTCGGATCTGAATACCCGTATCCGGCTTCTGCTTCATCCATATATGCCATTGTGCTCTCCTTTAACTAAATAATCCACCAATGGCTCCGCCCAATAATCCGGAACCCATGTTGAAAAAATTGCTTGGGCCATTCGATAAGAAAGTTGATAATAGCCCAGCACCAGCTCCAAATAGTAGTTTCTTTCCTGTCTTTCCACCACCAAATGCCTTACCAGCACCAAATCCGGCCAGTGCCCCAAACCCACCAGTCTTCAGTAGGGGAGTCACCGGTTGACCTCCGATTTTTCCGAGATTCGTTCCTGATCCCGATCCTATGCCATTAAATATATTAGAGTTAGCTAAATTACCAGCCAAACTTAAGATACCAAGACCAGCTTCTTTCTCTGTTGCCCTATTTTTATAATCGAGTAGTCGTTTACTATAATCTAGATTAGCAGCACCAAGTGATTCTGAGGCTCTATTAGCTCTCACTGTTTCAAGATTTCGTTTCTTTCCCAGTTCTAGTTGCTGTTGAGATATACCAAGTTCCCTGCCCTTTAATCCTAATTCTCTTTCTGTCTGTTTATATCCTCTATCTTGAGCTGCCAATAAATCTGCCTGATATTTTTTTGTAGCTTTTTGGGATATCATTTGTGGTAGATACGCTCTTTGTGTATTAATCTGGTCTACATAAGAATAGGGCCTTCTTCGTTTTCCAGAAACACCATACATCTGTGATGCCATAATCTATCTCCAATTTAATTTCGGTTTTTTATTGATATAGTTTGGATCAAACATAGTTCCTTGCCCCAATATAGGTTGCTTCAGTTCTGTGTTTGGGGTAGCCGGTAAATTTACTTTAGGATTAATTTGTTTACCGAATTCTTTTGACAAACTATCCAATAAATTTTCTTGTTTTTGAGCAAATTTATTTGTAATTTCCGCTCTACGTCTTCCCTCCCATGTGTTAAATGCGATAGGAACGATTGGCCATAAACTATTTAAATCGTCATTGGCCTGATTTAAACCCTTTTGTTTAACTCCTAATCCTCCGAAGTTCAATCCCTCTGATACCATTGAATGCCTCGTTTGTTCAGCGAGAGCATCAAATCGTAAACCCATCTGTTTTTCTCTTATTCCTTCGGCTTTATCTGCTATATCTAATTCTTGAGATCTGAAATCCAATAGTTTATTTTTATTCGCCATCTCTGATTCAAGTGCGGATTTTCGCAGTAAGGACGAGTTCAAAGCTAATCTTCGTTTCATCGTATTATCAGTATGTTGTCGTTGTACCTGACGAAGTACTGCGGATGGATTAGACCGGGCCAATGGACTAGCCATAGCCCTCTGAACTAGCCGCTGATAGTCAGGGCTATCATAATTTATAAGTGACATAATATCTCCTTACCATGCTGATCCGGCACTGTGATCAAATACAATTGAGTACGTTGTAGCCCCACCAACATTAGATGCCATCAACACATCTCCATCATCACCTTTACCAGTTCCATCGCTCATCCATATAACAGTTTCCCCATCAGACGGTTCAGTAGGATCAGATGATCGTTCTAAACATTTAAATACTTCAGATGCTATAAGGCTCCCAGAACTAGCTTTCAATTCATTAGAAGAAATCTCAAAATCCTTAGATCCAGCTACGTATATATCTATTTGATCATCTCCATTAAACGATGTAATTCCTGTATCAGAATCAATATCTGTCCATAAAGTATGTGCGTATAGTTTTACCTGTGATGTATCAATACTCATGGCGTTTGAACCGCCAGTTTTAATCAAAATAGAATCATCCGTAGAAGCTTGTAGTGTAGTATCCCCATCCTCATCTATAGTGAGCACATTACCGTCTATATCGATTCCATTACTTAACAATTCTGTTAAGATCCAACGTTTGTTGCCAGCATTAGTATCAGGAGAAATAATATCCGGAGATGATTCAGCTACTCCACTACTAGCATCTAAAGTATATACGGACATAGTTTCATCTGTTGCATTAACAACATAACCTATATCCCCGTCTGACAGAATAGAGCCGTCAATATTATCTAAGGAGCCGTCTGTTCCTCCTGTTAGTGCGGTACAACTAAATGCACTATTTGCCATTTACAATTCTCCTTTGTCTATTTGATACCAACCAACGTGGCACCTTCTTTTTTTCTTTAGTAGGTCGGGGCCTGTTTGTATTACTTTTCAATGCCTCTGCCCATTTATTTTCTTTATTTATCTCATCATTCGTTACCATTCAACCTCTCCTCCCTGCCACGTCACTGCACCACCCTGCCACGTTACTCCTTCGAGCACATCAGATTCATCTAATGAAGCAGATGCAGTGTTATTTTTTCGTTCTACTCTAAATTGGATACCCCATAATAGAGGTTGCCAACCTTTAACAGTAGAGTCAGTTGTTATACTAAATTCAAATGAATGAGACCAATTAGTATAATTTAAATCCTGAATATATTGAATCAATCTGTTCAATCCAATATCCAATCTTACAGTAGCACTTGTCGGGGATGCCCAAACAACTCCCGCAGTATCTGTAAATGAAACATTGATTCCGGCATCCGAATCCGCATCTTGATGAATAACTCCCGCACCGGATGATCCCGAACCATTATTATAATAGTTAATTGATACGTAATTATCTGTTTCTGCCAATTTATGACAGATTAATTTAAATTTACGGAGGGTTGTTTCATCCCAAATGTTTTTACTGGGCCAGAAATCACCTGTTTTTAGAGTTTGAGTTATTCCAACTCCATCCCAATCTGTACCCTGTTCTAATTTATAGACTCTCCCGTTGTCTGCTCCCGCTAACGTATATGATTCACCAGTTGTATCTAAACAATTAAATGCAGATTGAGGAGTCTCAGCATTACCAGTACTTTTGGTGTACCATTTCTTCCTCCGCAAATCATAGACTAACCAAGTATCATTACTAGTTGCTGAAGAACTTGGTATCAATAAATTATACTCTTTATAGATTTTATCATACCATCCTCGAGCTTGAGATACTAAATCCCAATTCAAATACGAGGATGTTCCTCTTTCAAAGTAACTGTCTACTCCTTGAAGTTTACTGATTGTAGCACCATCAAACATCATGGGACCACTATTCGATAACCAAAGAGCTACGTTTCTCGATACACCTTCTGCTATATCAATGCCCAATTCTGCGGTAGCTATAGTATCAGGTGCGGGGCACCCAACTATAGAAGAGACAGGATAAATAACAAAATCTTCCGGGCTTTCACCCACGACAAGGTAAACTTCATTATCTTTAAAGATTAGCAACATCGAATAAACCGATGCTCCAAATCTATTATATAATTGTACTCCGCCACGAATAGCTTCCGCTCCTCCAAAAAATAGAGATTGATCTCCATTCATAGAACTATCGGCACCATTCCAAACTGCGTTAGTACTGGATACTGAAAAATCTAATCTGTTCTCCTGACCACCGGCAGTAAAATTACCGAGCATTAATCTATTATTAAAAATAGCAGACCATGCAAACGGGGGTACCGTAGTCTGAGCAGGAATGCCCGTTATTAAATCTATAACAACATCAGCGGCTAAAGCAGCACTAAACTTCAGAGCATATATATATCCTGTAACTCCAAACTTTGTAACCTTTTCTTCATCTGACGGAGGAGTCCAATACATTAATCCTGTTTTCGCCAAGGTCGCCGTACCCTCTGCTGTACGATCAACTTCGCCCGCATCTTGCCATGCCGAACCATCCCAATAATAAATTGTGGTAGTTGAAGCTTGATCATTAACTTTCCCCGCAACCATTGTAAATTTAATACCGGCCATACGTTCATCAAACATTATTTCAACATGATCGTCTGTAGCCGTTGTAGGGAAACTACCAGCTCCCATACTATCCAACTCAGCCCCAATGGGGGCACTTAAATCAGTTGAGGGTTCATTCACATATAATGTATAATCAGAATAATCTGTGTCTAATTTCTGAAATTGAATTGGTTGTCTGTATACACCATCCCATACATCATCAATGGGCTGAAACCCCATATCTAATGTGATATAATAAATATCAGCAGTTCCTGCCGATACTTGTAGATAATATTGGTACAAAAATAATTCTTGATAATGGCGCGGTTTAACATCCCCATAAGTATGATCAAACATTATCTTGCCAGTTTGGGCCATACTATCAGTTCCATCGGATGTACCATCGTAGGAATTTGTGACATCTTCCCATGAATCACCGTCCCAATATTTTAAAACTAGGGTTGATGAACCTTCTGTATTAGGATCATCGATATATATTTTCATACCCTGTATAGGGTTTGTTGAACAAATCATCAGATAATTTGTATCATCAATTGTCACTACACCATTAGTGGTAGACGTACTCGCATTATCTGTACGGTCTTTAATGAGAGTAGCAGAAGCTTCTGCGGGATCATCCGTTACAAAGGCCGCAGAAATTCTCTGTTCTTCTCCTTGATAAATCATAGATTCCTGACCATTACAATAGGCGATACTCCCTAACGGTCCTTCGGAAAATCGTCCATGTAGTCCAGTCTGAGAATCAGCAAAATAATGATTCCCATTGACATCAAAGGCCCCATCCTTGGTTGTACCATTAACCGAAGAAATAAAATCTCCTTCAGAATCAACAGCCGTTCTATTACGAAATACCCTGCCCTGATCAGAATCATCAATAGCCTGAACTAAGACCTCACTTGGATATGCTGAACTACTACTCTTACGGAGTTGTCTTCCCGCTCGTATCTTAGTATACGTAGTGAGGGCAGTTGTATTGTATTTAATATAGCCCCCAACGCCCTCTAAAGATAAATTAGTGTATCTCAGATTCTGTAATGTTGCATAATTTTCTGCGCCAATTAGGGCCGGATCTTCATCAGGTATCCATTGTCCATTGAACATCCATTGTAGATCTTGCCATTGGTTATCGGGAGCTCCTTGGAATTGTTGTAGTTGTACTTGTCTACTTGGCACCCGGCTCACCTCCAGTTGAACGAACCCTAAACATATCGTAAGAATCCTCTTCTCTACCATGCTTATCCGCTCGTTCAAAATTAGTCAACATTATGTATTGACTCATTAGCGCATTAGCTTCTTGAAATTTCTGATCTTTCTCTTTGGCTTTTGCACAGGCATAAATCAAAGGAATGTGCTGATACTCATCATTTAAATCTGTAATATCCTGTGTCTCTTTGGCATAAAGTATTTTAACTCTGCCGCCCGCTACTACAATTGTATAAGTAGTCAGCGGCCATATATAAATTGTTCTATTATGTAAACAGTAGTATAACGGATCTCCGGCTTGAGCCTTCAACAAATGGCCCATCTGTCTAGGATGTACCTTCAATAGTCCCTTCCAATTGTGACTTCCATCATCGTAGATTGCAGCATACGGCTCAATTACATTAGCAAGAAATGCCTCATCACTACTTGTGTATACTAATTTATCTGTTGCTAATGTGATATATCCTACTGCCTCTACCATTAAAGATTTAGAACTAAAATCTCTAACCCCTTCTTGTAGCCAGTAAGTCAGTTCTGAATCTGTCCAAAATGCAGCTATAGGTTCATTTAAGAATCCCCTCATCTGTGTAATTGCACTACTTAATGAAAATCCCATACATCCTCCTTAAAAATCAATCATATACGGCTTCTTTACGAACCCTCGTAAAATAACCTCTTCCATAGCTGCTCTCTTAAATGCTGCATTCCAATATCCATCCCGAGCTGAATCCCTTGGGGATAGTCGTTTCATCTTAGAATGGAGAATCAATTGTGATCTAAAAAATTCATTGAATACATCAGAATAAGGCATATCATCAGCAGATTCTAATGTTCCAGTTTTCTTATTATATTCAATAATTAAATCATAATCATCATCCGCGCTTGCCTGGAAATAAATTGCTCTATTCCATAATGCCCAGCAGTAAGGTTTCTCGCTACCAGAATTAAATTTCTGTTTATATAAAAGTCTACTCAAATTAATTTGCCACAAATGATCAGTATCTATCCATACTTCTCGAATGGTGCTCCATAAGTTATCATTCAAATTACTCAGATCGACATTATCCGAACCCGAAGTAGTGGTAAAATCACCATCACTCTGAGCATATACTAAATCTGAATCTAACTCTGCCAACATTGAATCCATAATAACAAACATACGATTCATATAGTTTATAAGTTCATCATTGGTGAACATAACTCCTTCACCGTAATCTTGTAGATCATATCGAGCTGAATCGATTATTTCACTTAAGGTACTCATTCTTTATCCTCTTCTTTAAATCTATCTATGATCTCCTTGAAATCATATTTATATAATCCCCAATGATCACAGAGAACTTTGGGATGCATATAAAGTTTATGACCTTTATCTAGGGCTCTCTGACAGAAGGCCCAATCTTCACTCAAATATTCATTCTTATAAATATATGGTTGGTACAGAGCGTATCTGTCTTTCCCAGAAAGATTCTCTGTATAATGTAATTCTGGGTATTCTTCAACCATCTTCTCAATAAATTCTCGGGTATGCATAACGCAGCCACTCGAGATATAATAAACCTCAGTAGGCTCTTCCTGACCGAGATTAAAATCATCTTTCATCCGAAAAGCAATCATATCCCGGATCTCATCTTTATTCTCAGTAGATTGTTTGAGTCTATAAAATCCACCAATCATGTCTTTACCACTATCAGCCAGAGTAACGAGAGTATGTTCTGGCATTGCAATATCATCATCTAATGTGAAGAAATAATCCGCATCAGATTCTAGAAACTGCCCAAGACAATTATTTCTAGCCCTCGATACCAAACTATCCCCAACGTGTGGGGCCAAGAGAGGGCGGTATCCATGCTGTAACGCATAGCCAGCAGCCTGTTGAAATGCTGTAAACATTGCCCAATGTCCCTGATGTCTTGAGATCACCGATGTATAAATAGTTTTCATATTAATTCTCCCCCTATTTTATTTGGAGCGGGCAGTAGGAGTCGAACCTACATCCCTCGGTTGGAAACCAAATACTTTTACCAATAAGCTATGCCCGCATAATGGTCCGTAGGGATGGATTTGCACCACCACAGCCAAGGGCGGGAGGGTTACAGCCTCTTGAGTTCGCTCATACTCAGCCTACGGATAAGGGGCCGAAGCCCCGTTATTTAATTTTTAGATGCTTGAGCATCAATTTCAATGTACACAGCCCGTACTGTAAAAACAGCCGCATTAATGGCATTAGTAACACCAGTTACAGTTACATTAGTAGCAGCATTAGTATAAAATGGCATCCCCTGAGCCGTACCAATAGTACTTGGAACAATCGTAGTTCCATTAGCATCAAGAGCAGTGCCCGCACTAAATACATCATCGTCTGCCGTAACACCAATCTTCACATCAGTATTAGTCTGATTGTCTGAAACATCTAAGCACACACCTAGTACAATACTATCCGCAGGAATGGGTATCATATTAACCACATTTGCAGCAGGAATAGCTGTAGTAGAAGCATTATGCGAACATTTCACAACCCTAACTCGTTGACGATCAAGTGGGCTAAATTTTGCTTTGTTATAAAGAGGAGTTCCAGTCCTCGTGATATAATCAGCCATGTTCTAATCCAACCTTTCTTAGTCGTTAAGGTGGGGCTAGGCCCCACCCGAACATTTTAATTTACATCTTATCGAAACTCTTCGTAACGACAAGTACCACCTCAAACACACCAGCATCACACACAACAGCATTGTTGGGCATAATAGTAGCATAGTTATTGGCAGCAAAATACAAGGGAACAAAGTTCCCATTGGTATGTAGCGTGTTAGCAGGAGTGGTGGCCACGTTCTGGCCCAATTCCACACCTCCGCCGAAGCCCACTTCGAGATCCAAATTTGAAGTAGTATCAGCAGTGATAACTCGAGCATACATATCCAAAACAACCTCGCCAGCAAAGACGGGTACAACCTGAGCAACATCCGCATTGTTCAACTGCTGTTTAGTAGTATCACAAATGCCCCGACGAACCTTAATAGTAGAGGTATCGCCCGGAGTAGCTGTCGCAGGTTTTCCGCCGTTGAACTGCAAGGAAGAATTAGTGTAAAAATTATAGGTAGTCATAAATAATATTCTCCTTAATTAAAATTAGCTATGCGCAACGGCGCGCGAGTCAATAGCGATAACCGCGAAATCAGCACTATTGAACCTAGATTTATTGATACCAAAAATTGCACCACAGGAAATACCCTTCTCATTCCCATAGTCATCAATTTCCTCGTACCAAGACATCATATTGTCTTTACCAACTCGGCTCTGCTCGATACTATCATAAGCATTGCCCATAGCAAACACACCAGCCTGAGCACCCAAGAATAGGTTACGCTTGGCACTAGCAATGGGAGTAATCAGTCGAGTACTCTCATAAAGAATAACGCCATCGTATACACCCAGAGCGCCGGTGAACAGGGGGTTTTTCAACCCACGATTGTTCGCCCACATCTGAATCTGGGGCCACGTGGTATAGGCACTATTTGCAACATCAAGTTGCAGATCAACCGTACTATACGGATGAATAACCGCAACATAATATTCTCCACCGTCAATCATCACAGGACGAATAGGCGGCGTCAAAGTTTTCGCCAACTCCTTGGCATATGTCAAGTCAGCAAGGGTAAGCTGATCATTACTACCAAGAGTAGCATCCGAGGAAGCATCCCCGGAATAAATTTGATGGTCAGTATCGGGAGCAGTAGCTGTCTGACCATGAGTAAGTGTAGTATCTCCAGATAGACACCTAAACATATAGGAATCCATCTTTCCAGAAAACCACTCGCCCAATTGCATCTTAGCATCCGCACGAAGATTGTGCAGAGTTCTTTGCTGAGACATGCGCCGAAAAGCATGAGCATTCCGGAGCTGATCAATAGATACAGTATCCTGATAGTAAACCAAGGGCTCTTCATTGTCACGCATTCTATTATCACCAGTTACGCCAGCACCTGTCATCTGCATCAAGAGATCATATTTAATCGTATCTCCAGCAGTTTTTTCCAGATCGGTAATGCGCTGAATAATAGCGCCTTTACCAGTACCAACGAACTTATCAAATTTCGTGGCTTTCAGAGCTTCTCGTAACGTCAACGAACTCCAAATTTTAACCGTTTGGGCATCGTTGGTTCCAAAAGCTGTAATCATTTTCAAATCCTCCAATACAGGAAATAATCATTAGAATTTAATACCATCTGATTTTTCTTCTGCGAGTAGGAGTTTTTCCAGTTCTGCTGCTTCTTTATCCGTCATGTTAACTAACTCATCTGCGGATAATTCACCAACGCGATCTGAAACAGATAGCGTCCCACTCTTAGAATTTCTAGAATCCGCAAGGCCAGATGGTTTCTTTAAGACCTTTTGGAATCTATCATTTTGTTCCTTCTTTCTAGCTTTCAACTCCGCATCATCATCGGTGTCATCATCGGATGTCGGCTCCTCAGAAAGGCTCATCAGAGCTTTCCTAAACGACCTTTTAGAATTTCCTACAATGTGCTCGAGGCTAGCTTTCGGAAACAATTCACTAAACTCGGACTCCAATTCTGGGGTAAATACATAGTCCATCGCCTGTTCCCCTGTCATGGTGGACCCTTGCTGGTAGCCATTATCGTGCAACCATTCTATTACCTTATTGTTTGCCCAAGTACGAGCTTTAATATATTTATTATGCGCCCTGGGGAATCGCTCGTCTTCGCCGAGTATCTCTTGTAAAGCATTGGTTTGTTCAGCATTTTGCTGAACTTGCTGTGTACTGGCGGAAATCATTTGGCGTAAATTCTCGATTTCTTCCTTATAGGGAGCGAGAATTACATCCAGTTTATCGACTGGAAGAACGTCGTTACCTTCGTCATCTTGTTCAATGACAATTTTAGGTGTTTTCTTTTCGCCCTCATCAGCGGCGTCCTGCTTGGAACGGTTCTGTAAAATTGCCTGTACGGTCCCAGTCAGAGTGTCTAAGCGTCTCTGAGAATCTTTGAGTTGAGACTCAAACTTCTGTCGTTTCTTTCTCTCTTCCTGTATACCTTTTAGCAATCCTGCCCGTTCACGATCCCAATCAGGTTTATCCTCTTCGGAATCGCTATCATTCTTATCGTCTTTGTTACTATCATCGTCATTAGCATCCTCTGCGTCGGCATCTTCTGCCATAAGCTTTTCAGGGTCCAAATCTGATTCATCCATTTCCAACAATTCTTCTAAACTTTTATCTAACGGCATATCTTATTCCTTTCAACCTTATCGTAGTTGTCACGGTACTCCCCGTGTAGGCCAAATATAAACTGATAAGGCGGTGGCCTATGCCGCCCTATCAGCATTTATCGACGTAGGGGGGAGTCTACGCCGACTTCTTATTTTTCTTCTTGCCGAAAATGCGATCCCATCCACGACGATAGTTTTCACACATTTCTTTATCAGCTAATTGTTTCCCCCAAACTCTACTCCAATTACTTTTCAATCCGTTGCGTTTTTTCATTACTTGACTTCTCCCCACTCTGCGGCTTATTTAGAGCAGTTGCACTTTTCATCATTTCTTTCATGAGATCAACCCCAGACTTAATCTTAGATTGTTGCTCAGAAGACTCAATTTGCAAATGATCCTTTTCGACTCCTGCAAGATCAACAATGTAATTCAAGAAATCTCTCTGCTGGTCTATTGAAAGTTGCATAAGAGTTTCCTTCATTTTAAGAGCATCTTTCTGAGTCATTTGCTTCAACTTGGCTATACCAAGTAGAAAATCATTTACTATGCGCTGCTCATCCAAACTCAGTTCCTTCTTCTTCACAGCCATTTGAGCTGCCATCATTTCCTGTTGCTGCTGCTCTTGCTGCTTCATTTGATTTTCGATGTACTGTAGCCACTTGGTTTTATCCGTTTCGGCTATGTCCATTTTCTCGATTATCATATCCGGAGGAACTGGCAATCCTTGCTGTTGCATCTCAAGAAATGCACTCAGCTCTAACATACGTTTAGTCATATTACCAGGAGCTTCCTCACCGATAATATTATATTCTAAGTTCCGCACATCTCGGATATTCGCCTGATTCTGCGTTAGCTTATCTGTGATGATTCCATTCTTATCAATCACATATCTATCCGTTTGGCCGAGTATTCTCAGTATCTGTTCATCTGGCATGTACGCCATTACAATGGCCAAATGCCTTTTGAATAGAGCTTTCTTCATGTTATTAAAATTTCTAAAGAGAGGTTTCAATAACATAACCCCTTGCTGTTGCCTTAATCTCACAACAACGCCGGGCTCTTGCCTTCCTCGATCCTGCCCCAATAGATCGGGATTTATACCCGTTATCTTCTTGAGGATATCTTGAGAAAATTGTTCCATCTGCATAGGAGCATTTGGAAAGTTCGGCACTGTTCTCTCTTTAATTCTGCCAGCAGAAATTGCTCCGGGATTAATATATGTAATGGCCCCAGCAGTTCTCATAGATTGTTCCGCCTGTTTCTCATTCACAAAGGCTTCTGTTTCTGCGAATACTCCAGGTTGAACCTGCTGATTCAATAAATTTAGGGCCTGTGACCATCTCTTATTAATTTCTTTCTGAGGGTCACGTATTAACCTGACCAGACCAAAATGGTTAGCAGTTCTTTGACTTACATCACGAAATGCCATCAATGGCATAATTGAAAAGCCGGGGTAAGGAAGTGGAGAAACATCATCATATAATATTTCTTTACCAGTGAATATGAACCACCGAACTCGTTTATCTGTTAAAGATTCAACTGTGGCTGGCTGCCCATACTCTTGTAAATATTGCTTTTTCACATCCGATAACTTTAAATCTTGTGGTACTTCCTCGAATTTTCCAGTTTCTTCTCTGTAAATGAAGTATCGTTTAAATGTTTCCCAATACTCCATATGCACCACTCGAATTTGATTATTGGTTCTATCAAAAAATCTCATATCTAGTGGATCATCATAATCTGAATCGTCTGATTCAAAATCGACTTCGGGTTCAAATGCAGATTGCACGGAGTCTCCAGATAGCATAACCGTGCCGAATGTGTCAACTTCGTTGGCCATCTGTTCAACTTTTAGATTACTAACTTTGGGGAATTTCATTTTGAAATCTTCTTTAGTTAGCCATCTATCCCAATACACAGCAGCAGCATCATCCCATCCTGGCCTACGGGCCGATGGATCGACATGAACTTCACTTACTGGTACTACAATCTCTTTCATTATAATTTCACCGAATCGTTTTGGATCTGGAACAAAATCTACTGCTACATATCCTCTGCCACATATCGTAGCAGATTCTAGAGCAGCGGATTCCTCCGCATCAAAGTCTTCAGTATCACGAATCCAATCAATAGCATCGTTTAAAACTTCTGCTAAGAATCCGTCTGATGGATCAACCGGGGTTGCTCTTGGTATAGTCTTATTTTCCTCACTCATACCAATTACTAAATCAACTTGAGATTTTGTTAGATTAAAGGTAAGGACAGGACGCAATTCCTCTTCCAAGATTGCTTTCTCATCACTCGACCATTGACCCTCTCCAGTGTAGAATTCAAAATCACCACGAGCATCTCTTTGCCAAGCACTATCTCTGTTTACAGCGTCTACAAATTGATCTTTCGCTTGCTCAAGTTTTTTCTTTTTAGTTAGTTTTTCAAACATTTATTTTTCCTAGTTACTGATCCATGCTCTTGCATTAGCCATATCTTCCTCTTCTAACTTAGCGGCTGCAATGAATCGTGATCTATTCCCACCGCACTCTTCGCACAGCGTAAAATATCTAACCCCCTGCTTAGTTTCAGTTTTAAACAGCGTTTGTTTATCTTCCGGATGTTCGCAATTTGATCTGCGGATCATTTCTTCCAGGGCTTCCTTTCGCCGTTTCTCGAGATCATTATGTTCTTCTGGATTGCTCTTTCGTTCGACCTCTTCTACTTCTTCAATGGGTTCAGGCTCTACAACAGGATCATCTTCTCCCTTCACGATAACATGCGTAATGTGATCCAGGAAAAATACTTCCCCGTTCTGTCGCACGTATCGAGCGAAATTCCTACCGGAATGAGCATACCGATGCATAAGTGCATTGTACTCATCGGCAGTAATTTCTACCGGATCTGACTCTCCTCTAATTCTCAAAAAATATTCTTTCATTCTTACTCCTCCATTATCCAGTCATCCAAGTTCTCTTGCGACGACCGCCAAAGAATTTTGCTATTAAATTTTTATCTGCTAAAGTACCAATTCGTTCTGATGCTAAGATGGTATAATTCATTGCATGTCTAAAATGATCATCCGGATTCAATTTAATGTACCTATAAGTTCTGGACCCAGTATGATCATCTTCCTCGAGCTTCTTTGCAATATTACACATTTGTTTGGCGAAGACATTCACTTCCTCATTTCTCCGAGGAATGATCAATCGTCCACTCTCCGTTACCAATTCATGTGAAGCATCACATATTTCAGTTCGATTACATTTGATTACCCTATCTTTATCATCCCAAAAAGTCATCTTGGCTCGAGTCTCAACATAATCACAAGCAAAGATGGAGAAGTTCTCTGCCCTCTGAAATTCTCTAACCTTCCTAATTTCAGGCTTAAGATCTATAACAGCCGATTTTACATTAAACTTTCGCGCAAGATCGTGCAAATCATTAAAACTATCTACACGTCCAATATAAATAATTCGTAATGAATTACGGGTAGGCCGTATTGCAATAACAACATGTAATGTTAAGCCAACATCAACCCCCATACAGGCCGGACCCCCATGCTTTGTTAACATAGGATCATTCCCACAACAAGCGAATACATCCGCCTCCGTCAATCTATTCTCAGCAGGAGTATACGCCCTACCAAGTTTGGAGTTCATAACCTCACTCAGATCTCCATACGGAGGATCTTCGTATAAATTAAGAATTACTGTAGGATCAACGTATGTTGAATTTAATTGACTAATCCACCACCCAACTAATCTCCGATCAGGATATTGTGGTACCCACTCTCCTACTCTCGGATTAACTTCTTTCTTGCAATAGATACATATACGAATTACTCTACCATCATCCTGCCTCTGCAAACAATTTGGAAATTCCAAATCTAGACTAGATGATTTATTACAGTGTGGACATTTTAACATCCATACTCGTTGATCCGATGTTTGATACATTTTATCTACTCCATATCCCGGAATAGTTGGAGTACCAAGAAACATCTGTTCCTTTACGGGCGAATGGCTAATTCGCTCTCTAGCCAACTCGATCATCACTGGATCAATTTCATCCATCTCATCAAATACAATTCTATCTACCGGAATTGATTTCAATTGTGAACTAGTCTTCTTGCCCCCGATAGATTTCGTAGACCGAGCTCCACGTAAGTATAAGTATCCTTTACCTATCTTCTTAATATTCTGTGCGTTATCAGATATCACATATTGATTAATGAAGGTATTTATATCAATTAAAGGATCAAATCGTGCCTTTGAAAAGTCCCGAACATCATCTCGTGTAGGGAATAAATAGAGGGCACCTTGTCGGTATTTATCATGAATCATTCCATGCAGAGTTTTAATAACTAAAATCTCTGTAGCTCCAATCTGAGCTCCCTTAATATAAACCTGTTCACGAGCTGACTCTTGCAACCATGCCACTTGGTATTCATGCCCTTCTAGCTTCCAAGGTCCGTGTGATAAGTGGAGATTATTCTCCGTTATCCATGTAAAGGCATCAAGTTGTGACATTAATTGTATCATTTCATGCTTCGTTAAATCCCCCATTTATACCACCTTATTTCTTATCTTCGGCTTTAGCCATACCATCTCGCAGAAAAACACCAATTAGGGACGTAATTACAGCATTATAAAAAACTGCGCCACTAATTTCCCCCATGAAATACGCACCACATGAAGTTACGATAGCGGCTACTGCGGCCCAAAAGGTCTTTTTCTTAATCAACCTTTTGAAAAAGTTCATTTAATTTTCTCCTAACATCTTCCATCAGTATTAGAAATCCATACACTCTCCGTTAAATGATTTAGGGCATCCTTCTCCTTTATCATATTTATTCGGATTACTCGATCGATTTCATCATGGAAAATTTGTTTCCTAATATTGTACCCATATTTTCTCATAACATAGTTATCCCATGCTATGTTTGATTTAAGTTTTGACATTGCCCATTCTCATCCCAACCAATGCTTCTTGATCATCTAAATGTTTATTCAACAAACCAAGATCGCACTGAGAAATTATAATATTATATGTTTCAAACTGAGGCACCAATTCACCAACTAACACAACATATGGAGCTAATTTTGCCGAAACAAATTTACCTAACAACATATATGTCATGTTGGGAGAATTGAGCACATCTCTAATTTGGTCAATAACAACTAATGCTTGTTCATCTGTATAAAGACCAGAATCTAATGCAGTCAAATTTCCTAATCGTAATAAAATACCAGCCTGATGAGGGTCTGGAATCAATTTATAGATTAGTGAATCCTCACATCCTTCTGGGATATTGGTAGTTACAGTTGTACAAGAAATAGCAAATAAGCATAGTAAACCAACTACAATAACCCCTATTTTGTTAAACATTTATTCTCATCCTTTCTTCTATTAACGAATCCCGAGCCCAATCGCAGCTTGGGGAGGTTTCCACAACTCGTTGTACCATGCGCCAGACCACAACCTTATAGTTTCACCATTATCATTATAAGCAGAAACCCTAAATAGTACTAGCTTATCGATTGGAACTCCTGAATACGTAAAAGTTATTACGTCTCCGACATCAATTGGTGCGCTCCAAGTTGCACCAGAATCTTCGCTCATGTACAACTTATAGCCTGTTGCACTTTCCACACTTTCCCATCCTAAGTCAACATCTGCTGCAAAAGCCTCTGTACTTATAATCATACAGATGGCAAACAACAATATAAGTATCTTCTTCATTATTTCTCCTTTTAATTTATCGAACCACATCTAATTACATGAACAGTCATCGCCAACGCTTACAGCAAAATCCATATCTTGAGATTGATTAGATAGCCCAGAAAAATCCGGTGTTCCGCCGAGATTGCCCCATCTTGCTACACCGTTAAGATATTGGTTGTCGTCTTGGTTCACTATCATATAAAATCTATTCGTGTATGTCGTTCCTGCAAGACCTTCAAGACCAAAG